TGTAGAGCAATTGAAATTTACACACGGTTACGAAAATATTGTTTCCTGGGGAGCCAAAGCTGGGGATAAAACTGAATTCAAGCGCATCGGTATCTTGTCTCATACGAACACCAAATATAGGGGCATCACTAATATGCGCTACTGGATCAATGAACTCAAGGTATTTAAATTTCGTGATATCAATACACTCAAGGAATTCAAAAGCTTTATTCGATATCCAAACAATACATGGGGAGCCCGCCCAGGGAGTGACAGCTGGGATGATCGTGTTATGTCTTTGGTGTGGGCGCTAATTATACTTGAAAATGAAATTTGCAGCAGATACTATGATGTTATAAGGTTAGATGATTGTGATCGGCCTCAAGTAATCAAACCTCTCGATTATGGCATTCGCGGTGTGGTGAGCCCTTTTAGTGTATATTCGAACGAAAAAAATACTGGCATGGAGACTGTGCTCCCTACATTATTTGACGGAGAAACTGCAGAAGATGAGATTGAGGATTTGAAGAGGCAGGGATGGAAGATGCCTGAAGATCCTTTTACAAGATAAATAACATATGGCAATTGTAACTAATAAGACCCCGGTCAATGAAACACCAGTTTTTCAGAGCCCACTTAATAAGCAGAGGCGGGATAAATTTATTTGTGTCCTAACAATACCCAATGTATTAAGAGATAATGTACGGGCTATAACAAGAAGAAACTCTTCGATTAATTTTGATGCACTACAATTCAGTATATTTGGTGCTGTTGCACCACCTATTGAGATACCACCTGTACAGATACCGTTTTCTGGTCAAACACTCAAGGTCACCTCATACAATAGACCCTCTTTTCCAAGTCTCAAGATAGATTTTACTGTAGACAATCAATTTAACAATTATTGGGTCATATACAAATGGCTTGAAGTGTTCAACAACCCTGCAATAGGTGTATTTAGCCCTGCTGATCCAGTTGCAGATTCTAGAGCAAATGAATATATGACAAATATTACCATATTTGGTTTAGATGAATACAATGAAAAAACAATACAGTTTGACTATATTCGAGCGTTTCCAACCACACTTGAAGGTATAAATTATAGTGATCGGGATAGTGGTGAGATGGAATGTAGCTTTCAATTTGCATATCATCAGCTAAAAGTGACACTATTATCATAAAAATTATTTTTTTAGTAAAAGTTAGGTACGACAGATATAAATATAAACGATATGAGTCAAATTTTCCCTGTTGGAGGTACTAGATAAAATGGCCAGAACTATTCAAAGTCCAGGAGTTGAGATTAGAGAAGTCGATCTTACACTGCGACCAGTTGTCAATCAGGGTACTAGTATTTTTATCACTGGGTTTTCCAATCAAGGACCAGTTGACGAAGTTTTAGAGCCAACAAGTATTAGTGATTTCGAGCAAGTATATGGTCTGCCCACCAATGCTGCAGAGCGTTATTTTTACTATACAGTTAAAGCCGCCCTTCAAGCTCCAGTTCAATTAAAACTAACCAGACTACCTTATGGTGAAGCAAAGGGTGAAGGTTTTGAAGCCTGGAGATACAGCGCACTAGCTTATCCTGTTATCGGTCTTACAACAAACACAACAGCATTAACATCGGACTATAGCTATTCGCTATCTGCTGCTAGTACATATATTCTTGGCAACCCAACACATTTAGAATTGGATCTCGAGCAATACCAAGAACTCTTGAATAACAATATCGAGTGGTCCAATAACCCATCACTCACTGGTGGTGCTGCTGGTACAAAGCTTAGCTACGCAACGCTAGGCCAGGCTGGCTTGGTCATTCTGAACCGTGCACAAACAACTGTCAATAATCGGTTTGAAGGTTATTATGTTGGCTTAACTGACAACAATAACAATAACCCTGCAACACCTTTTGATGGTATCCTTGGTGTTAATGCTATTGGTAGCAGTTCAACTGCCATTAATAGCTACATTGAAGTTCCAACAACTCGTTTAAACTTTACATTGAGTGCTACGAAATTTGGTGATGGTTCAAGCGTCAGTGAAGTGATGGAAAATATCAGTAATTATGATCTAGGCAATGCTACATTCTCCGATACATTGACACTAGGTATCTTCAAACTACGTCAAAGCGTATTTTCACCGGATGTTATTTCGTTGGATTACGTTCTTTCTGAGCGTCATGTAGGTTCGTTAGATTATCACAGACAGATTGCCACAGAAACAGGTGGACCTGCTATCAGCTTCTACCTCGGTACGAATGCCGCTGTGTCGCCAAATATTCGTATCCTAGGCAATCCATATGTTACAAACCGTTATCTCGATACATGGTTAGGCAATGATGGTTTACCCACAAAGAAAGTAAGAATGGCTTCCAACAGTCTTGCTCAACCATTCAATGTGCCCGGCTATGTAGATAATCATACCTCCTATGTGACTCGTGTGGGTGCAGCTTCTGGTATGGTGGGTCAAGCTGTTGCCAAACTCGGTACTACAAGCACTCTTACCCCGCTTGGCATCTACACTGACACAATTGTTACAAACAAGAATATTGGTAACTTGCCTTCTAAATTAGAGCGTGCATTTGAACTTGTTGAAAACCCTGATCTATACCCAATCAATCTTGCTCTTGAAGCAGGGTTGGGATCGATCTATGTTGGTGTAACAGAAGAGGCCACCAGAACTGGTACACCTCTATCTGCCTGTGGGCCTTACATTGATACAACACCAATTAATACATTGAGCGGATTCTTTACCACAAATAATGAACTGCTCGATAACGATGGATTGCGCATCCGCGCCAATTACAACGCTGTTGCTAGCATATTTGTTAATCAAGCTCAAAATCAACGCAAAGACTTCATGGTAATTCTCGATGCGTTAAGACATATCTTTGTGCAAGGTGATAATAATAAAGTTATTACGTCAAAGAAATTATGGAGCCCTAATGCTGGTGTGGATCCAAATCCTTTTGCACCTGGTTTCGTTAATACAAACTTTAGTCAACACATCTACTGGCCGTTAAGACACCAATATAGCCTATTGAATACTAGCTATGCTTGTACATATGCTACAGTTGCACAGGTGCTAGATACAGTGAGTAACCGCCAGGTGTGGGTACCATTCTCTGGATTTGCAGCAGCTGCCATGGGCAATACTGATGCTAACTTCCAACCTTGGTTTGCCCCAGCCGGATTTACAAGAGGCACTCTAGTGGGTGTGAATGACGTTGGTATCTATCCTAAGATGAAGCAACGCGATCAACTTTATAAGATTGGATTGAATCCAGTTCCATTCTTCCCTGTTGAAGGGTTTGTAATCTTTGGACAAAAGACACTACTAAAGAAGCCAAGCGCTTTCGATCGTATTAATGTACGCAGATTGTTCTTAAATCTTGAAGTAGCAACTCGTGATACTGTTAAGTTCTTCATATTTGAACCTAACACATTGTTCACTAGAACACAAGTTGTAAATGTCTTGACACCTATCTTTGAGAACGCAAAGAATACTGAAGGGGTTTATGATTACCTCATCATTTGCGATGAGCGTAACAATACACCTGAAGTAATCGATAATAATGAAATGAAGGTAGATATCTATCTCAAGCCTGTACGTGCTGCGGAGTTTATCTTGGTAAGCTTCTATGCAACCCGTACAAGTCAAAACTTCCAGGAGTTAGTCTCATAATTAAACCGGAGAATAAATAATACATCATGGCTGACGTAAAACAATTAATTTCCGACTTTTATAGAGTAGCTTCCGCGAGAGACTTTCAACGCGATTTTCAATTTCGTGTTCTAAGCATCACACCCGCAGGTACAACTGTAACATTTGATGAGAATGATCTTGTATATGCAAAAGCAGCAACATTGCCTGCCCGTGCTATAAACAACGTTCAAGCTCGTTACATGGGATTGAATTTCAATCTACCTGGTACAGTCAATTATCCAAACAGTGAAAATTACACATTAACATTCTACAACGATTCTAAGAATAATCTTAGACAAAAATTTGAAGATTGGACACGTGATACATTTAATGATGCCAATAGCACTGGTAATTATTTCACACCAACACAAGCCAGTACCATTGATTTAGTTCAGCTCGACACACAAATGAACAGAGTTGCTCAATATCAACTTGTGGGTGTCAGTATTCGTAATGTTGGCGCAATTGAGTATCCAATTAGCGAAGGCACAGGCACAATTATTAGCTTCCCAGTTGGTTTGGCTTATCACTATTTCACACGCAAAGAAGTCAACGATTAAGATAATCGATTCTCTTAACCAGCCATAAATATATCAAATGGCCGGTCTCAATAATCCAATTACTAATGCCTTTCAAGGGCTTACCGATAATGTTTTAGGCATCGGCAGAGGTACAAATCCTCTTAGTCAGCCACAAATAACTAATCTACTTGGATTCAACATACCTGGTGTACCGTTAATTAGTACACGTGATTATTTCTTACTTCAACTTCAAAGCTGGCTCACATCAATACCATTACAAACACAATGGATTGCTGTAATCGATAGCTTTCCCTATGCGTTAAGAAGTGATATCATTCAAGGGCTCGAAAGAACAGATGGTGGTAAAAAAGGATTTGACATTGATCAGGCCAAAACAATACTAACAAGCTATCCGTTTCAAAAAGTTATTGGGTGTGTATTTGCCCAAGGTGCTCAAATACCTGGCGAGACTTACGATACTGCTGATGTACCGATTGACAATAATAGAGGGTTTGTACCGGGTATAGTTTCAGGAAACCGTCGCGGATATGCACAAGTACCGTTGCAATTAACCTTTCTTGAAACCAACACAAGCATTGTTGATTTCGTTTTCCGTCCATGGGTAATGCTGGCTAGTCATTATGGCTTGGTTGCGCGCCCTGGTGATTTACCTGGAAGCAAAGATTACTTCAATGTAAAGAGTAACATGACACTACTGTGCTATACTCGTAGCTATCAAAATATAAGCCAAATCCCTCGCAAGGTTTTTACTTTTTATAATATCACACCTACCCTCATTAACAATATCAATCTTGACTATCAGGACGAACCTACACAAGCGACAGCATATTCTGTCAACTTTACATATACCAATTACACCATTCAAAATAGCATGTATTTCCCTCTAGCAGATATCATACAAACAGTTGGCAATGTGACCAATGGTAAATACACACCCGTGGTATCACCTCTACAGACAACAAACGCTACAAATAGCAATCCACCTCCAAATGTAGCTGGTTTCTTTTAATTTTTTTTCTAAATTATTGCATGGATTTCTATCTCAATTGTTGGGTTCCAACGCTCAGTGGATATGCACGAATTTCTGAATTAAAAAATTCGCAATTACAAGTACTGTCAAAGTATATTCTCAATGAAGACCACGAGGGCACAAGTAATTGTTTTGATTTAATTTTAAAAGATAACATACAAGACAGAGATATAGTAAATGATCTTACTAGGTTTGACAAATGGTTTATATTTTGTTTTCTAAGAGCCACAAACATCTCTCCTGTTGTTTACATTCAATCCACAACGAAGGACGGTGCACCATGTAATATTGAATTGCAATTGTTTGATTTGCTTACAAAGCTTTCTGAGGCTACTCTCTATTACAGATCTACTGTAACGATTGAAGATCTGGATTTTAACATACAAGCATCAAAAAACCTTTTCTCTAAGAACACACTCGCAGATTCAATTCAATCTATAAATGTAAAAGATACAAACACAGTGATCAACGATAAAGCTTCACTATTCCAAATAGTGAATGATAACCATGGTATTGCAATCTTAATTAAAGATCATCTGACAAAATTAGATCAACAGTCCAATTATAAATTAATAGAAAACAGAAACAAAGATATAGCGATTAAGGATGTACCTGTGAGGCTGTACGATAATACATTGTTTCTCTTTCTTAGATCAATTTATCTCCCGTTTTGTAGAGGGGTATACGTAAAGCAGTACGATTTAATGAAAAAGTTAAATATTGATTTTAAGAGCATAAAAGATCTTACCCCCTTAGAGGGGGAAATACTTCTTAATCTTCATAACGAAACAGAAGCTGACAAGAAATCCAAAAGAAATACAGATCGGCATTAATAGAATTACTGTATAAATATAGTATATGGGTGATGTACAGTTAGATAATAAAGGCGATATTGCTCTTTTAAGTATCACTGACAAAATTAAGAAAGCAGATCAGACTGCCAGAGAAATGTATACTAGGCTGGATAGGTTCATGGAGGCTTCAGCTAGAAAAGAAAAAAATGCTAAAGACGAAGCTAGTTTGGCTAAATCAAAAGAGTCTGCTAAAGACGAAGCTAGTTTGGCTAAATCAAAAGAGTCTAAGGATAACGGACAAACTCAGAAAGAACCTGCAGCAAAGCAAGAGATTGCTGAAACTGCTAAGAATACGGATACTGATGAATTGATGAACAGTGTTATAGGCGAGGTTTCTGAGCAGCTGGGTAAAGCTAATTTACAAGCAGATACATTAGAGCTGCAAGAAGATTTAAATACAAAAACTATTTTAAATGCAGTTAACGAACAAAGCAAACAAGTGCTGCCACCGGTAGCGCAGAATGAAGTTAAGACCTCTGAACCTATTAAACCGCAACAGCTCACAGAACAGAAAGAATCATCTAAAACTGCTCCTGTTGAGCCTATTAAGATCGAGGTAACAGCAGGGCCAAAACAACTCACAGAACCAGATAAAACAGAGCCACCTAAAGCCCCAGAGCCCGTAGAAATGTTGACAGCCCCTACACCAGATGCAAGCAAAGCATTTGAAGAGGCAAAATTAGATATGCCTGAGATTTCGCAGACCCCAGTACCAGAGGCTTCACCTGCACAGGAACTGCCTGTTGCTATAACGCCCCCTCCGCCTGAATTGCAGGAAAATACGAAAACCTTGAAACCAGAGATTGTAACCCCAGAGTTTCCTGCAGTAACAGAAAAGCCATTAGAGGTCGAAACATCTAGAGAACCTGTTGTAAGTGTTGTTGAAGCAAGTAATTTACCGGAACCTGCATTGCCTGAAGCAAGTAATTTACCGGAACCTGCATTGCCTGATGTAATCGAAGCACCACAAGCACTTAAAATGCCGCCAACATCTAATGCGGTAGAGGATTTTCTTAATACACCCCAGGATGTAATACCTGAAATAAGCATGCCCAAAACAACGGAGACACCAGTTGAACCATTTGTTGCAAGTAAAGAATCTGCATCTACGCAGGAATTTCCAAATATAGTAGCTACTACACAAGCAACAGAGGCAGGGGCCTCCTTAAATCTAACTGATGAGAGCTTGGTGACGATTGGAAAGAGTCTTGATAATATGTCACAGCAAATGAAACAAAATCAAGAAAAAATTGCTACATCGCTGAGTAATCTCAACAGTACTGCGGTAGAAATTTTAAAATTACTGCCTACGCTACAACAACGTGGCGGTGATCAACCAATGAGAAGTGCCTCTAATAGTCGAGTAAACACTATTGATTCAAGTAATATGATAGGAAATTTTCGTGATTCTCTTAACCTAACGACAAAGGGATACAGCAAAAATACAGTATTCCCTGGAAATAATAGTATCGTATGAGTCTGTACGCATTTACAAATTTCGAACAACCGTTTCCGCGGTTACAGGGTGCACCTAGATTAGTACCCGCAGGTGCTGTTGGTGGGTCAGGATCCAACTTCCTTAGTCAAGATAGTCCGGGTTATAGTTTGATTGATGTTATTAACGACTTTCAATGGACAACTTCTCCAAAATCTGGCAGACAGGAAGTACCGGCTTTGTTCTTGAAAGAGAAAAGATTGAAGACAAACGCTATGATGGCCCAGGTGGCCTATTATGGTCTTGCTCTAGGTAATGTTATTGCCGGTTCAATCGCTGGGTTTAATAATTTCCCAAAAAATTTACAGCCTTTGATAACAGGAGCTGTCGGTGGCTTAGTCGGAAATAAATTTGGGCAAATATTTCAAGGTGGTGCCACAGGGCTTGGGTCATTTTTATCTGGATTAGCTGGTAGCGATCCAAAATTAGCAGCTGCTTTTAATATACTTGGTGGTGGTGTTGGTACCATTGGGAGAACCGGTGCAATTGCCGCTGGCACTGCAATTGGTTACGGTCTTGATAGTAGCGTGCCCTCAGCGGGATTGAATGCTCTCTACCAAGCTATACCACAATTAAACAAATATATCCCGCAGAGATTTAATATTGACAGTTTAGGGAGCGATATCCTCGGACCGTATGAAGGTCTTTATATAACAGAAGATACTAAGTTTCTTTATAATTTTCCATATTTTAGCGATGAACAGAATTCAATATCAAATTCTTTTGGAGAATCGGATGGTGTTTTTACAGGTATCGATCCTTTGAATGTAAATGCTCTTGCCCAGAGTATGAGAGGGGTAGCAAGCTATATATCAGGCATGTCAAATTTTGATGCCCCAGGAATTTATATAGAAAAGCCAAAGTTCTTTAACTTTAAAGAAGAAGGAGAGCGTATTAGATTTAGATTTCCATTAATCAATACAGGCTGGTCTACATTTGAAGATGTTTCCAAGCATTGGCAGCTTCTCTATTTGCTTGCATATCAGAACCGCCCCAACAGAAGAAGTCGCGATCTAATTGATCCTGCAGTAATATATGAAGTAACTATTCCTGGTGTTCGCTTCTACCCCTTCTGTTATATTAGCGATATGAGTATAAATTTTGTTGGAGCAAGACGTAGAATGAATATTACAGCACCTGTTGGTGGTGGGTCATCCACAGTTAATACTATTGTACCTGATGCATATTTGGTAGATATTACCTTGACAACACTTGTTTCGGAAACTCAAAACTTCTTATATTCCATGCTACAGGACAGGCAGAATATTGTAACAGTCACAGATAATAATCCTGCACTAGATCTTTTACAGCGAGAAATGAAAAGATCATACAATCAAGTTAACCTCACAAATCAAACGACAACTGATCCATCAGGAGCACAGGCATTTGGTCGTGCTGCTGGTGACATAGCCACAAGGCTAGGATTATAATATGATTGGTTTAAGCGCACTTGGATCATTTAGACGAGACCTTAGAGTTCTCGGAGAAAACCCTGAAGTTAGCTATGAAAATATATTCAGAATGTATAGTACAGAAAATACAGATCAAGGAAATTTTCTATACTATAATTTACTCAATAGTGTGTATCTTCCCGATACATTGAGCCCTACAACATATTATACAATAACTCTCAACCGTCGATTACCCTGGACAGCTATAAGCTACAATGAATATAGAACCATTGAATTGTGGTGGTTGATAGCCCTGACTAATAAAGTATTTAATCCTGTTCTGTACCCCGCACCCGGTACAAAGCTTAACATAATTAAACCCGAGCTAGTAAAAACAGTAATCAATGATATTAATACACAACTTAAGAGGTAGTTATGAGTAATGCGGTAATCGATAATTTATCTTTTCAGACTGGATCAGAGCAAGTATACATTGGTGATACATACTACACATTTAACATACAACTAGTCAATAGTGATGGAAATAATGTTGGAATCAAGTTTGGTAGTATTGTAGATTTTGGTATAACTGATAGTATTACTAATTTTTGTGCAGAAGGTTATCTTATATTTCGAAATGATCTGGATGCTCTGGAGAGTGTACAGAGTGTCTCAACAGATGTTCGCGGAATGCCAGAAAATGCTTTTTCCCCATATGTTTTTCGTGGCGACGGTAGAGATTTGTTGGTGGTTAATATAAAACCAGCCATATCTGTGGATGATGGTGACCCTGTCAATACTATGGGCCAAGATACAAATAGTAATTTTGCGTTGAATTATATTTTCTCTATCCATAACACTGAGGATATTATTTCTGAAAATAAAGATATGAAGCTCAAAAAGCTATACTTACACGAACAAAGCTTTCAAATTTTAAATGAAAAAAATGCTTACTACACAACAGGCAAGGCAAAAAATGGAGGTAACTCCCCTGTGGGTACAAGTAATGGTGAAAGAAGTGTTGAAACAGGTGAGGCAATACGCACTTTACTATCTGAGGTACTCTCTAAAGACACAAACACGCAGCAAACTTTTGCAGCTGACTGGGATGTTGGTAGTAGTAAGATCTTCTATAGTAGCCCTGCAAATAACAAAGCGATCGATGATCTCTACTACTTGTTAGATTACCATGTGAGTAGTAAGGAAAACGACTACTCCCCGGCTTTACTAAGAAAAGAAAAAAATAACACATGGTTTTTGATACCATTAACTAAGCTCTTTAAGACCGCTTACTATAAAGGCAATGAAAGTGTAGGAAATCTTGGTGGAAGCAATCTTGCAGAAAATTTTATAATTGCAAAGCCTAATAGTGGCGATAGTCCACCGCTCACTGGTCCCGAAAGAAATCCTCAAGCTTCTCTATTTGCTAATAATTTTCCTGATTATTCCTATGCAGAGAATTTTGAAAATGCAGGCATGATGTCTGATGCTAGTACTTTCGGAGTAACAACTCATATGGTTCATAATTATGACCCCAGTACCAAGACATTTTCTATGGATATAACGGATAATAATATCAATGACTCCATGAAGTTGTACAAGAGAAGTTTTGTTCAAACACAAAAAGGAGCCGCTGGAAACTCTCCAGGGCAAAATTTCCCTTTGAATCAAATAAAATCTCAAAATAAAAATATTAATCATGTGTTTAATCCTAACCCCGATCAAAATATTAGATTAAATTCTGGACGAAACAAGATACTACTCAATACAGTTTTTAATAACAACACAATAGCATTTAGAACCAGGGGCAATACTGTGAGACAACCTGGTAAGTTTATTACTCTTGAGCGGAAAGATTTTGCAAATAACTCTACGTATGATAATAAAATCTACGGAACTTATCTTGTAGTTAGGGTTGATCATGTGTTTAAGAATGATCAATATTATAACTATATGGTATGTACAAAGAGCTATTCTACCGAGCCTACAAGCAGCTCTAGCGACGTGATATGAACAACAAGACAACTACAGATCCACAACTCACGCAAATTAATCTTTTCTATAAAAAAGATTTCTATCAAAAAGCTTCTAATTTCTTAGGTACCATACAGGATTATTCGTCAGAACTAGAAACAGCTATTAATTTTAACAAGTCAAAAGTACAGAATGATCCAATTACAGCACAAGCGGATTTCTTTGCAAATCTAGATAATCAAATGAAGAGCATGCAGCCACAATTTGTAAGTTACTGGATTAATGCCTTTAATACAAGTTTGGATCAAGTCAGAAACGAAGTACGCACGAAAATAGGTGACGGGACCTTTTTTAAACCGTTTAGTGATAGCATTGGAAGTATTGCACGTGCAGAGAATTATTTTGATGATTCTACGCAATTAATTAGTGATATTCAGGGAAGTCAAATGATGACGCCATTGCGGTATGGCTCTTCTTTGACAAATAAAATACATCCCGCTACACTCTTGTTGCACGGGGAAATGAGTAAGAAAACTAACTTAGTTTTTAGAAAAAATCTTCAAAATATTCAATCCAAGGTATCATCAAGTACAAAGGCTCATGGTGATAATCTTGTGCCGGACACCGAGCATTTTAAGAGAATGCAAGGAATCGTAAGTACACTGAACCAGAAGATTCAAAGCGAATATAAAGAGCTCTATAGTGTAATAGATTTTTACTGCAAATACAACCCACGCGCCGCAACAAACAATTTACAATATGTACCGAATTATAATATTACAGTAAGCGTTGAGGGTAACCCAATTAATCAAGATATTCTCTTTAATCAATTACAAGACATCCAGAGTACACTTACGACGAAGAAAGTGTTGGGTGTAGGGTAACCGTCACTGCTTCGGCTTCAGCTTCAATTACCTTAGCATCTTCCAGAATCTTCTTGAAAACCTCATCTCGTGTTAAGAGTAGTTTTTCGTCTTTCTTGCTATCCTCTTTAAGCATTTTACGCGATTCAATATCCATTACTTTTAAATCCTTGGCACTATCCCGCTTCATTTGCGTAATATGAATATCTTTAATTATAGATAGAGCACTTGAAACAGCTTTGAGTGCTTCTGATAAAGCTTCAACTTCCCGGCTCTCAGGATTACTCATAACGTATTCTTTTACACCCTCAACAATATCTAACCCCTGTGTAACAAGCTTACCTGTGCTGTTGAGTACGAAGTTTTCAAGATTTTCTCTTGGAAGACTAAAATCGGCCTTTTCAGCGACTTCTTTACTTGTATTAGAACTTATCTTAAGTTGTTCAATCAGATCGTTTACGCTAAATTCTTTGTCATCAGCCATACTATATTTATCACTTGAAATCAAAGTACCATATGGTATAATCCTATTATGAGCTTACCTAACTACGTACCTTCAATAAAATTTGAGAAATTTCACCCTGACGCGCAGCTACCCAAGAAGAACTTTGACACAGATTCAGGTTGGGATTTATTTGCTGTAGAGAATATATCGATTCCGCCTAGGAGTAGATTGGTCGTCCCAGTAGGCTTGAAGCTTGCTTATCTGGAACCAGGATACTGGCTGAGTGTTGAATCTAGATCCGGGTTAAGCTTCAAGAGCGGGGTGCTTGCTCACCCAGGTGTTATCGATCAAAATTATCGAGGAGATTTAGGTGTATTGCTCTATAATCATAATGAACAGTCTTA